GGGCGAGCCGAGGCTTTGCGATTTATATTCAATAATTCCGCTTTGCGGAATTATTTGATATATAAAAGGGGATTTATCGGTCTCAAAGTAACAGTTGCCTAGGTGCATTCATGGACGCCGACCCAAAGGTCGGCGTTTAGAATGTCCAAAGGCGTAAAGAGGGACAAAATTGAAGGATCTCAATCACCAAAAGTCATATAAACATTTTCCGTCTGTATAATAGTAAGCCCCCCATGTCGCAACAATTCAAACCCATCCTCAAGCAGAACGCTGAATTTGGCGTCTTTGTTCGCAACATGATATCGATGAAGGTGTTTCTCAAGATGCGCGAAGTCGGTCGCAATACCAAATCGAATTTGGAGAAAAAGGTGGTGGACAAGATCGAGGGCAAGTGTATCAACGAGGGATTCATTCGCCCCGATTCTGTCCGCATTCTCTCGTATTCCAGTGGCGTGGTGAATCTGGAGAACATTGAGTTCCACGTCGTCTTTGAATGCCTGGTGTGCAACCCCGTGGAAGGCATGATTGTCGATTGCCTGGTCAAGACCATTACGAAGGCGGGGATTCACGGCGAAGTGGTGGCAGATAAGGGCTACGTGCCCATGAAAATATTCGTGGCGAGAGATCATAATTATTCGAACAAACTGTTTGGACAAGTGAAGGAGGGCGCCACCATCAAGGCAAAGATTATCGGGAAACGGTTCGAATTGAACGACCCTTATATTGTGGCGATTGCGTCTCTCGTTGATATGGGGAAGGAGCGCCGCGTTCCGGCGAATCAGGGAAAACCGCGTATCCGTGTATCGGATGAAGCGGTGGACGAGGAAGTGGTGGCGGACGAGGAATAAGAATGATGAAAGGTAAGAAATATAAACGGTTCTCTCGTGGAATCCATATAATCGAGAGATAGTATGGATCCTTTAGAACTCATTAAAACGAAAATCGAAAAAATGGACAAAAAATGCCATATCGAAGTATTGAAAATCCTGAAAAAGTATCCCGCGGTCACCTTGAATGAAAACAAAAATGGCGTGTTTGTGAACCTGTCTTTTTTGCCGAAGGAGGCCATCGCGGATTTAGACACATATGTGCATTACATTGAAGACCAAGAGACGTCTTTGGAGACGATTGAGACACAAAAACGCGAGTACCAGAACGCGTTTTTTATTGAAAAAGGGGTTAAAGAGGAAGCCGTATTCTTTCAATAAGACGCATTTTTATTCAATACATGAAATCATGAGTTATCCTTTTTTGAACCAGGTGTTGTATGGGGTGGGTAAGTCGGAGGTGGACCGAACCTATATCGAGGGATTGGAGAAATACATGTGGGTCGAGGGACGTCAGGATAAGGAGCCGACGGTTTTTGAGCCGAATGAAAAGGGAGAATCGGGGTTATTGCTGGAGAAGTCGTGCGAGTTACCTGGAGTGTCGGGGTTGGACTTAGAGTTACCTCGATCCTCGTGCGAGTTACCCCGATCATCGAGGTTGGACTTAGAGTTACCTCGATCATCGAGGTTGGACCATGGATCCATCACAGTTGTACAAAAAAACTCCCTTTTTTGGTCCATTTTCATCGCGATCCATGGATACGGCGAGTACCTGGAAGCATCTAGGAAAAGCGGAAATCGAGAGATTGAGGAGAAATTGAAAATCGTCGATGCATTGAAACAGCGACCCAAAGTGTTGAAAGAAACGAACCAAAAACTCACGATCGAACAGACGCAGGCTTTATACGGCTCCCTTTTAACGAGCCGAGAAGACCGGCTCGATTTTTGCACGGCCTATGCAGCCTTTTACCAGAAAACCATCTGGATTTTGTATCCAAAAACATATCGCGTATTTAGCCCAACCCAGGAATCCGATATGGATCAGCCCATCGTATTATGGGCGAACCCGGGCCCGAAACACAGTGTGTTGTATCGCTTATGCGAAAACCCGTCAGAATTGGCAAAGTGGATCGAAGAGCGAGAGACGGTCCTGAAATCCCAGACGCATTACAAGATTGGCGATTTGGTCCACATGGGGAAAAAGATGGGTCTAGACATTTCGGAGAAACCGAAAAAGCAAGAATTATACGACCAAATCAAGAACGCGATTTACAAAGACATGGAGTTTACCTAGGTGAGTAGTGGAAAATGGTAACTGTTTCAGGTTGAAAGGAGTAAAAGAAAGATATGTTATGTTATAATATAACATGTCTTTTAAGACAGACGCCTCATTTGGAACGAGTGGCACATTGTCCGCGAGTTTTTCGAGTGATCCGACGTATACGTCTGTATTGGGTGGATTGACGTTTCAAAACACCTATATTACGGTAGCGGGAAATGTATACAACGCAGACAACGCAGACAGTCCAGACTATCAATATGGTCTGACTGTGTATTCGGTGGATGGCACATTGAAACCTGATTTCACGCCGGTGGTAACGGTGTTCAATTCTGCAAACACGTCTTCCATATCGGCGACCGCGGTCAATGGTAACTACCAGGCCATTTATGTTGCGGGTCAAGATACAGGCGGGACGAGTCGTTTGGTGTCTTACAATTATGACGCGACCGTGAAATTTTCGGTTTCTACGGAAGGATTTATTTATCACGCAATGAGTTTTAACTACTTGCCCCAAAATGTAACATGTGCAGGGTTCGATCCGGCGACGTCGAAGCATATTGTTTCGACATATAACCCCGATGGCATTTTATTGGGTAGTATTACAGGATCGTTTACGTACGCGCCGGGCTCTACCTCCGTGGCGACATGCGTCTATGTAACCCAAGAGGGCTACTTTAATAACTCGATTATCGTGGGTGGATATGACACGATTAATGGAAAGACTACTTACGGATTGACCAAGTATTCCGGAAATGGCGCCCAAGTCTTGTCGTTTGGCACCACTTTCTCTCGATTTGGTCAAGAATCGAACCCTTCCAAGGTGAATTCCCTTGGTGTCCAAACGACGGGCCACGTCGTTGTGGCGGGTCAGTATTGCGGACAAGGGTTTTTAGCCAGATACACGGCGAACGGTATATTGGACACTACGTTTGGTGTAAATGGTGCCGTTCTTACGAACACGGTGGGATCGATAGAATCCATGACATTGCAACTTAACGACATGATTTTGACGGCCGGATACAATTCTGATGGAAAGTACGTCGTCTCGCGGTATACACAGACGGGTGTTTTGGACACTACATTTGGTACCAACTCTGGGTCGATTCTTGGACCGGTGGTGAATACGTCGAGTCCCGTGTTCGTTACGACGCAATTGGACGGGGCGGTTTTGGTGGGAGCTACGTCGGCAACGACGGGGCAATACGAAATTACGCGGTACGCCGAGATTTTGACCGGGGAAGTATCAGTCGCGATAAGCGGTCTATCCTTTCCAAGTGGTGCGTGTGTGGATTCGAACGGAAACGTGTATGCAGGAGATTCCGGTAGTAAACTCATTACAAAAATAGATCCAGAGGGAAACGTCACCACGATGAATATACCAGATCTAGATTTTTGCGGCGTGGCGGCAGATGCATCGGGAAATGTGTATGTGGCGGATTCTGGTAACCGTGTGATATGGAAAATCTATCCAGACGAAACGATGGAAATCATTGCTGGCCAACAGGGACAACCAGGTACTCCCGTTTCGGGTTCGGTCGCCACGAATACGAATCTAAATCAACCGGTATCGATTTGCGTCGACAATTCAAACAATGTGTATGTGGCAGACAACGCTTGCTACAATGTGTACAAAATTACACCCAATGGACGATTGTATGTCATTTCCGGACGTGAAACGTATGGAGTGGAAACGCCAGGCCCAGCAGTCGATTCATATCTACTGACCCCATGGTCCGTAGCGGTGGATGCATCGAAAAATGTGTACGTGGGTACCAACGATGCGGTCGTAAAAATCGATCCCTCTGGTATCCTGAGTGTCTTGGTAAATGGAGCGCCGTTTTACGGAGATATAAATCATTATGAGAATCGTTTACCGATTGTCAATTCCTATGGACCGTATTCCCCGATTTTACAAAACAATGGATTCCCTCCGGGCATAGCGGGACTCGCTGTCGACCAATACCAAAACGTGTATTTCGCAGATACTGCTGCAAATTCCATTTATAAACTCACTCCCGATGGAACCGTGCGTTTTGTGGCCGGAAACGCATTTGGAAACAGCGGGCCCGTCGTACCTGGACCCGTTTCTGGATCCAAATTTCACTGGCCTTTCCAGCTCGCGGTGGACGCATACCAGAATTTATATGTAGCCGACGCCAATAATGGATCCGTGGATAAAATCCGGTTTCTCAATTCCGACACGTCTCTTGTTACTCTCACTGTCGACGGTACACCCGTATCTGACGGCACCTATGTCTATGTATCGGGCACGGCAGACGTCTCCCTTGTCGTCCAAACAACCGACCCCAGTGCCTCCACCGTCGTGTCTTTCCAAAATGCCACCGTCTCTTCTTCGAATGGAACCTATACCATCACGGGCATTCAACAAGGCGACAATCTGGTGTCCGTGTTGATCACATCGCAAAGTGGCATAAGAGAATCTTACCGAATTCACTTGAATCTGCCCATTCCAGCCGATACATCTCTCCGTGTATTCGAAATCGATCAAGCCCCCGTCACCCATGGGCAAACGTTTTACCTAAAACGCAATGCCGTTGCTACGATTGTGCCATCCAATCCAAACGCGTCCTTGTCTTTCGGGTCAGGCGTCTCCGTATCTTCTCTCGGATCGAATCAATACGCCATCAATAATCTCCAACTTGGCACCAATCCCTTTTCGTTCACCTTGACGGCAGCAAACTCCACCACGCAACTATATTCTCTCGATTTGTACGCACTGAACGACGATTCGTCTCTCAATTCTTGGACGATCAACGGCAACCTGTTTACTTCTGGATCGACCATCGTAATCGAGACTTTGGCGGCTACGGGTATCGAGACGAATACGCAATTTGTGATGGCGGCGAATGACGCCAATGCCGTTATTTACCCCCCCTCCGGAACGAGTTTTACGGGTTCGGCGGTGTTCTCGACGTATTCGGCAATGGGAACCTATGATGTCAGCGGCCTCGTTTCAGGGACAAACTATGTGTCGACGGTGGTACAAGCCGAAGACGGAACGAGTACGGAGTATTTTGCGAATATCAATCTTCGCGTCGTGGACAATGATGTGTCGTTCTTGACATTTAGCAATAACCAAGGCGACATTACTTCTGGAACTACGCAAAACTATCCTTATCCAACGACAGACGTGTCTTTTGTCTTTCAACCCACCAACCCCAATGCCGTAGTCAGCGTAAGCGCGCTTGACACAAATGGAAACACGCTAATCGTGACGCCGTCGGGCGATTTCCATTATGATATCAGTGGTCTTGTATTGGGGCAAAACACGGTGAATTTCGTCGTAACGTCGACGGACAATTCGACGGATACGTCTTACAATGTAATCTTGTCTGTCTTAGAGACGGATACTACGCTGGCGGTATTTTCGGTCGGCGGACAAACGGTCACGAACGGCCAAACCGTCCATATTCCATATGGCCAAGTAGACGTGTCGTTTGTGATTCAGACCAACACTGCTTCGTCTACCATTACGG